ACCGGTGGACATGAAACCGCGGGCAACCGCCAGACTTTCTTCCACCGGTTGCCAAAACGACGGAAGGACAAACATGACGATTCAAGTAGGCGAGGTCGAAACAATAAACGACCTGCGGGCATGGATTGGTGAGCAATTACCACCAGCCAAGGTCGAACTCGACAGCAACGGCGAGGTCATAATTCGCACAGGCATGACAATTGAAATGAACGGCGTGCTATACCCGCTGGAATGGGAGACGGACGATGAGTGAGTTCTTTATCTGTCACGTAGGCACGGACACTTGGTTCAGCCTTACAGACACTGCATACATTGTTGACGGCGCGACTGCCGATAAGCACGATGACGACAATTCGATGGAAAACGGATACCTTGCAGACATAGCTATGGAGCACGGGTACGAGATTACTCCAGAGCTCGCTCAAAAGATCTACGAGCTTGTGCGCTCGTATCACGAGTCCTGATATAATAGATACCAACGACGAAAGGACACCCAATGTTAGTTTCATATCTCATCAAGCACCTACAGGAAGAGTACCAGCCTGACCAGGAAATTATGGTTCAGTGGTATGCCAAGGAACACGTTGAAGCAAACAACGGTGAGGAAATCAACGAAGAGCTTTGGAACCTTGCGGTTCGCCTCTGGGAGAAGTACGAGATTACCCAGGACGAGTTCGGAGTTGACACAAGTCTCGCGGATGCAAAAGAGCGCATGGATGTTCGCCAAGGACGTTCTTCCCTGATATAATAGTATCCTAATGACGGAAAGGACTAAAATGAAAACGGCACTACGCATAAATACAGATTTCACAACTCAGGTTCTTGACCTAAGCGAAAACGAGTACAACCAGCTTCGCGATGCGGTCGGCGGACTTATCCAACCAATAGATCTCAAGCCTGACCTTACGGTGTGGCTAAATGAGGAAGGCAAGCTAATGAGTCTGCCAATAAATCTTATCGGCACGCACATGTGGGAACGCAGCTTCGGGCAAACCGACATACTCGTAGGAGACATTGTGTTCACGGGCAACTCTGATGAGGAAGGCGAGACACTACCGCTGCCTCATGCTTGGCTCGTACAACTCGAGGCGTTCGCTGCAAGGATGCGGCAAGCTCTTGAGGGACAGGTCACGGTGTGGTAATGACACGGGCACGCAACATTGCAGCAGGCGTATGGGAAATTGTCGATGTCAGGACGGGCGAGCGTATAAACAAGTTCAGAGCCCGCAAACGTGCAGACGTGGATAGAGCTCTCAAGATGGCGGAGCTTGGTCTCAAAAGGCCAGCCTCTGATTTTGAAGCTAGGTACCTGACGGACTGGGAGGAGATTCCTAAATGAAAGCTTACGAATTTGATGTGGTAACGGATGAGATTCCGCTGGACGAAACAATCAAGCGACTGTATTCAATCGATGGTGTGATTTCGGTTGGCGTACTCCAAAACTATGACTCCGGAAATGGCTGGCCAGTAATTTTGGTGGTCCTTCACGAGTCCGAGGAAACCTTCTCCGAGTTGGAGGAGATCTTTCCAGATTACCAAGAAGACGAAATAGGTCTTTAAGTTACTCGCGAGTAATGTGTACTTTCGCTCCAAACCATGTTATAATAGTACCTAACGACGAAAGGACACGAAAATGGAACCCAACAAAATAGTTCTCAACGCGATAACTCTCGAAATGGTGCAGGACGCGGTTGACTACATGGTTGATGAAGAGAGCACACCTCTCACCGAAGAAGAGGTCGAGTATATCTCAGACGAGTTGCAGGATGCGGTAATGGACGTTATTACTCAATTCTTAAACAGTAGAGGGGCGTAACTCAAGTGATTGTTGACGCCACACACTTCTACACTGTCTCAGACACCTATCACATTTGTTGCGGTGAGGTTATGTTTCGCTATAACTGCAAATCCTGCGGTGAGTTTATGGGTTGCTATTTCTGTGAGTTTGATTACACAGAAAAGCATAATTGCGGTGAGTAGTTTACTTTCCTACAAAAACCTGTTATAATAGTTCTATAACAGAGAGGAACAAAATGTACCCCACATATGAACACATCCTAAAGGTCTCTAAAGACCAGACACTTACCCCTTCTCAGAAGATGCATGAAATCTTTAAGAACTCAAAGACAGAACCACTAAGAGAGTGGCTAGACAGAGTATCCATCTTCCAGGACTATCCAATTGACCCTTCACTTAAGATAGACCAAGCAGAGGTTGTTGAAGTAAACGGTGATGGTCAAATCCTAGTATTCAGATACCCAGATAACACCTACTACTTTGTTGATGGTGGAATGTATACAACAATTGAAGGTGTAGACCACATAGCATATGATGAAATTCATGATGGTATAGATGTTTATTTTGAAGACCTTTTAGTGACAGATGATGCATCAATGATTTTTTGCAGAGGTTACTGGATTGATGATGACCTTCAAAAGTTCTTTCTCAACTCATACCCAGAAAGAGCCAAAGGCTTCTATCATCAAAGTGACCTAAATTAGTAGAACCCAATTGCGGTACCTACCTGTACTTTATTTCTAAAACCTGTTATAATAGTTCTATAACGACGAAAGGACTAAAATGTTTATCTCAGACCCAAGCATTGACATCAATGGGACCTACCTTCAAGGTGAGGTTATGGCAACACGAAAAGAGTTAATCTCTGTTTTCGGCAATCCTACGGAATATCCTGAAGGTGACAAGGTCACCACAGAATGGTGTATCAAATTTGATAATGGACTTGTCGCTTCAATCTATGATTGGAAGAGATACGAGCAAGGCGCTCCCGAGCTCGATGAAATCTATGATTGGCATATCGGAGGAACAAGTGTAGATGTTGTTTCTCTAGTAAAGGATGCGATTCATCGCTCAAATACAAATGTGATAGCATAGTATCCATGAGTGAAACAGGCGCTGTGATGGAGCTTGAAGCTCCTACCGAAACTCCAACTACTTTCTCAGAGTACGCTCCATGTGACGCCTGTCACGTGGCGCGTGCCCTATGGAAGATCTCCGGTGACTCAGGAGAGTTATTCCTATGCGGGCATCATAAAAATAAACTCGAACCTAAGCTCGCAAGTTGGGCAAAAGAAATACTCGAGTTTAGTTACAACTAGTCTCCAAACCTGATATAATAGTACTGTTCAAGGGTGCTGGCCACCAGCTAAGCTAGGCGGACCATGCGACGCCCGAGTTGTACTTCAGCTTAAGCTGGATACACGAGATTGGCCGAAGCAGCACCGCGGCCCTTGAGCCTTACAAAGGGAGAGGTTTATGGAGTACACAATTACACTTACCGAAGAAGAACTCGGACTTGTTCTTCTGGCGCTCGTGCCAAATCGCGGGTTGCAGCAAAAGATCAAGGACCAAACATGGAAGCAAATCAAAGTTTCTGCGTAACCTGTTCCGCTAAGAGCGAGCAGGAACATTACGATCTATGGAGCGAGACCATGGCTGATCTTGCTATCATGCTTCGAGCTAAGGAGTTCGGATATGCGGACACCTTCGATAAGATCATCATTGACTGGAGAACTCACGTTCTTCCTGAATGTGACCCACTCGCCCTTACCTAACACGTTTTACAGATTTACTCATTATGTATATAATAGTGAGTAACCTATGAGCAAGGTGCTCATAAAAAGACGAAAGGACGCCATGACAGCGAAGACCAAAACTCCGCTGCGTGCCAAGCCTGGAACACGCGTAGAGCAGCTTCCCTCCTTGGCTCGTGGAGTAAAACTTCCAAATGGTTATACACCAGCTTACTTCCGTAAGCGTAAGACGCTTGCCGTTTTGCGTGCGGTGGATAGCTCGCACTACCTAATCTTCAATACCTCAACGGGTGAGAAGATGCAGGTAAGCAATACAAAGGAAGCTTCACAGACAATGTCTGCAATCCGACGCGGACAAAAGAAGTTTCCAAAAGCTAAGTAAATAAAACTGGAGCTGGGCTAAGGAGAAGTAGCCCAGCTCCATTTTACTTTTCGCACGGTTCATGATATAATTTATCCATGCCAAAAGGACGAAAAGACTACGGAAGACCCACAGAGGTCTCACACACATATCCCGTCACACAGGGGCAGGTTCTACCTAGCCATGTTGTTGACGTACTAAAAAGCTTAGAGAACGACGACACACTCGTTCGTAACTCTTATCTTGCTGCGTTGCGGTACAAAGGCTGGACACTGCAGTCAATTGCAGATGCGGTAGGTCTCAGTCGTGAACGTATTCGCCAGATCGAAACTTCCACGTCAATGGACCTGGTAGAACAGATCAAGATGTTCCCTGAACAATTTCCTCTTCCTGAGATCCCAACAATTACAGAGACTCGTATTGTGTACGAAGCATTCGAGCCGAGGCCAGAAACCTTAGCAAGACTTAAGGAGCTTCAGCCTCTTGCTCAGCTCGTTCGCAGTCACTCGCCAAAGTATCGTGCAGAGGCCGAGGAGTATGCGGCGTTGTTGTGGAAAGCTCATAACGAGGAAAACGTTACTCTGTATCATCTTGCCAAATGCCTTGGCGTAACTCATGGAGCCTTGCGGTTCCGTCTCGTGAGATACGGATACATGACTCCTACAGGCGGAGGAAAGAGCAGAGCTTATTCTCCAATCCTTGATAAGAATCGAGTGCGGATATGAGTAACCTTTACAAGCTCGTAAATGTTTTTCAAGGTGACAAATGGCTTGGACAGTTCATTGACGAAAAGACTGCCAATGACTGGATTAAAAGCCAAAAGCTTGAAGGCTGCACAATTACAAAGACCAGACCAGCTACTGCGGAGAGGAAAGCATCGTGAAACCTTTAGACCCAGACAGACTACAGATTTTAGATATTGCCTACCACCGTAATGGTGTTGGAGGATTCCCGTTTAAGGTAGCGTTAGTCGATGACGCAACCTGCGGTGACGTAAAACTTGTCATCATGTTCGAGCAGGAAGGCTACACTGCAGTCCTGAGCGTAGATAAACTTCATGAGGACGAGGACATCACCTTTGCGTCAAACTCATGGCGCGGTGACCAATACGAGGCAGCTCTTCGCCCAGAAATGTGGAACGACGGAACTATCCTCGTAGAAGATGACGACGACCTGTTATAATAGTACTCCAAACGACGAAAGGACTAAAATGAAAGTATGCGCAACACCAGGGTGTGAAAACACCGAGCTTATTCACTCAGGTATCGACGCGTTTTGCCGCGAGATCCCTTTCACTGAAAAGTACTGCTATCCATGCGGTAATGCGTTCTTTACAATCAAGAACGACATCGTAAAGTTTATTGAACAAGAAGTTTCAAACTAGAGAAAGGAAACACAATGAGCGTAGTCGCTACATTGCTAAAAAATAAAGCTCCGCAGTCCGCGTGGCTTGTTACTGTAAAGGATCTCGCCTCTGGCGAATCTCGATATGCGGCCCATACAACTTTGGGCGCTGCAAAGAAGACTGCGGTCCTCTTCACAAACAGTCTGTTGGACATCGACAGAACTCGCTTGCCTTGGGAACAGGACGAGCAACAAAAGGCTGATGGAATTCAGTACTTTAGAGCCGAGGTTGATGCGTGACAGAGTATTACGGTCAACGTAAGCCAGGTGGAGTTGAGGTATTCCGTTACAAGGTAAAGCTTAACAGCCGAAACACTGTAGAGGAGTCCCGTGAGCTTGAGGTCATCAGTTCCAGTGAAACAGGTGCGGTAGCCATCGCCCTAAAGCTGGTCGATGACCTACATGGGAAAAGATTCTACCCTGGAGATGTTACATTCCTCTCCAAAGTATGATATAATAGTATCATACCCAAAAGGAGGGGAATATGGACGGAACGACGACACTCATCACAAGCATTATTGCGGGACAGTTTGACGCTGACCTCGAGAATCTTGCAAAGGTTATTGAAGAACGCCGCAAGGCAATAAGAAAGACCCGTACCATCTCAGACTTCAGTATTGGAGATAGAGTCAAGTTCAATGAACTTACAGGTACGCGGTATATGGTTGGGCAATATGCAAACATAATCTCAATCAACCGCACGAAGGTTGTGGTTCGACTTGAGACACCTATGGGAAGATTTGCAAAGTATCTTCCTAATGGTGAGGTTCAATCCGCAAACGTGACTGTGCCTCTCAGTATAATTGACCCAGCATAATTTAGACGTCACCCTCTCGCCTGGGATACATTTGACCCAGGCGTAAGGGCGTTTATCCTGGGGGAGGGTCATGACAACACTTGCTGCGATACAAGGCAATGGCTGGTGTGTCATTGGCTGTGACTCAAGAGCTTCTGAAGAGTCTGGGCGCTACACAAAGATGGCAACGCATAAGGTAATCGAGTGCGGTCCGTATTTGATTGCTGGAGCTGGAGCAAGCAGAGGATCTAACATCCTACAGTTTGGCTGGACTCCACCAAAGCCACCGAACAGCATTGAGAACTTAGATTCATTCATGACTCGTAAATTCATTCCAGAGATGAGACGAGTCTTTATTGAAGCTGGTTATGACATGAAGGAAGATGGCGAGGCTGCTGCTCATGACTCCATGTTTCTTATTGCGGTGCGCGGTGTCATATATCCAATCTTTGAAGATTACTCGTGGGACAGAGATGTTCGTAATGTTTATTACGGAGGTTCAGGCGGAGATGTTGCGCTTGGTGCTCTCGAGATTCTTGGCACTTCAAAAACAATGAAACAAGCAGAGGACAACATACGAAAGGCGATTGCGGCAGCAATTAAGTGGGATATCTATTCTGCTGAGCCAATCATAATTAAGTCACAAAAGTTTTAACACGCGGACGTAGCGCAGTTGGTAGCGCGGAACCTTGCCAAGGTTCAGGTCGCGGGTTCGACCCCCGTCGTCCGCTCTGCAAATACCTGATATAATAGACTAGTGGAAGCCCCAACAGTGGTTGCTGGGGCTGCCACCCATGACGAAAGGACAACACAATGGCAAGCGCAGAAATAGAAGAAACCTCATTAGGTGCTGCGCCGCAACATGAGATCGACTGGAACTTCCCGCTTTGGAGCGAGATTCTTTCTGGTCTCTGGCTCGGCGGAACAGATGACTTTGACACGATTGACTACGAGGCTTATACCTTTGGTCCTCGTGAAATTACGAAGTCTCAGTTTGATGCGGTCGTAACGCTTTACGCCTGGGCTCGTCCTGTCGACTGGTTCGTTGAGGAATTGCGTTATGGTTTTTACGACGATAACACAGATACCTTTGAGCCAGAAGCTTTAATGCGTGCGGCTAGGTTTGCTCATCAAGCTTGGAAGTCTGGCAAGAATGTTTTGGTTCGTTGTCAAGCTGGAATTAACAGATCTGGTTTGACGATGGGAATCGTTCTTATGCTTGAAGGCTACACAGCTGATGAAGCTATAAAGCTCATGCGTGAGAAAAGATCAAGCGCGGTTCTCATAAATGGATTCTTTGAAGAGTACCTGAGAGGATTAAAGCTTAATGACTAAATTACACGTTGCCTACGGTGACGTGTACCTTGACTGGAAGCTGGGTAGCTCAGATGCTGACCACCCGACAAATCCAGTGCGTGCTAAATATGCGACTGAGCTTTTGGCTGAGGAACATGTCATTGAACTTATAAAACCAGATATTCACTCGTCAGATCGAGATCGTGTTGAGTCCGTACATGACAAAGCTTATGTATCGAGAGTTTTAGATGATGGACATTGCGGTGAATGGAGACCTGACAACCCATACATGGGACAGGTTGCATTACACATGTTTGCTGGAACTGTGCGGTTAGTTGAAAAGATGCTTGACGATGACGTCAAGGTTGCATTCAACCCACAGGGAGCTAAGCACCATGCACAGTACGACAGGAGCTCTGGCTTTTGTGTATTCAACGACATGGCTTGGGCTGCACGTGAGTTTCAACGCAATGGCATGAAGGTTATGTACATTGACTGGGACGCACATCACGGAGATGGCGTCGAGAACTTGCTTGCGGACTCACCAGATCTTGTTACATGCTCGATTCACGATTCCGTAATTTTTCCAGGAACTGGTCTTAATGGCCACAAGCCAAAGAGCGGAATTTACAACTGGGCTTTAGATCCAGGAGCTGGTGACGCGGACTTCATGTTTGCGGTAGACCAGATAGCAGATCTATCGAACAAGATAAAACCAGATGTTGTGTTGCTGGCGACTGGAGCTGATGCTCATAAGACAGATCCATTGTCGACGCTAAACTTCGACTACGCTGGATACGAGTATGCGGCAAAGGTAGCTGGGCAAATTGCCAACTCCCATGCCCAAGGGCGAATCCTCATCGGAGGAGCTGGTGGGTACCAGCCGTTTAGCCATACGCCTCATATCTGGAGTACGGTCGTGTCAAAGGTTTACGACGAGGTTCGTTTATTCTCTTGGGCATGATATAATTTTCCTACTCAGTCGAGGTTAGTTCATTTCCTAAGGCTGAGGGTCTCCTTGGACGTACCTCCAATCCGTCCAGGTTGCAGACACCCTTTCTGGCGAAGCCAGGCAGACCACCATCCCTGCCTGGCTTCTCTGATTTTTCGGGACCTTCCTGATATAATAGTACCAGTTCACCAGAAAGGAACTAAAATGCCAACACTGATTGGACCCTCAGAGAAACAGGTCGACTTTATCCTTACCCTGCTCAAGGAGCGGGACGTTAACGAAACTACCGCTAACAAGACGCGGGAAGGCCTTCCAGCCATGAACAAGCGTGAGGCATCAGATTTAATCTCGCTACTCTTAAAGCTACCAAAGCGTCCCAGCGAATATAGAGTAAATATTGCCCATACCCATCTTTCCACTATCCAGAAATCCAAGTATGCGGTGCCTGTTGACCACATCAAGCATCTAGACTTTGACTTCGAGGTCCATGGAGACCTCTTGTTCCTCGAGGTACGTGAGTACATGGGCACTCTCTATATGCGCCGTCTCACAGGGAGTCTCGGTGGGTTTACACGCCACAAACTTTCTGTTAGGGATGTTATTGACCTGGTCAAGGTAATCTCAAGTAACGAGTACCTATACGTCAAGACCTTCGGCGAACACTATTCCTGCTGCGGTTCCTGTGGCGCTGAGCTTACGGATCCAATTAGCCGTACCCTCCAGCTTGGACCTGAGTGTCGCAAGAAGTTTGGTTTTTGACCGGTTATAGCCAACTTCCTGGCGATATTCCTGTTATAATAGTACCAACAGCTCAAGAAAGGGGCCTTCTCCAATGAAAACAGTAAAAGAACTTCGTAGACGTGGATTTCAATTCCGCCGTATCTCATTCTCACTTAAGGTGATGTCTGGTATCTGGGCAATTGCAATGGTTGCTCTTGCGGTAGGTGGTTCATGGACTCATTTCTTTGCATCAATGACTGGGCTAATCGCCTTCTGTCTTCCTGCTCTTCTTATTGCAGCAACATATGACCAAATGGCTGAGCGTGAGTTCAACAAGGCTGCCGCAGCCAACCAACCTCTACTTGGAGTAGTTCACCCTATTCAATAGTTTACAAGTAGCAGGAAAAGGATTATAGTTTTTCCAATGACGATTACGGAGGATCACCAATGACGAAAGGCACTGTTCAAGTAGAACAGATCTATGTCTACGACACCTGCTCCTTGTGCGGTGACACAAACGTACTCGTCTACGAACTTGATGAACAACTAGTGTGTGCATCTGATTATCGTAGGATAGTAAGTACTCGTAAGAAAATACAACACTGTGACAAGTGCGGTGCTGAAGGTGCAATACGTGACCCAGCACATCGTCGAAACGAGTATCTATGCTGGACATGTCACGATGGATTCAAGGTTCGCACGTCTGTTGTTAAGCGCGCACTTGCTGCAATCAACAATTCAGTACTTGTTAAAACCAGGGAAAAATGTTATGCGGCAGGGTATGGAACTGATTGCGATGCAAACATTAAACCTCGCAGCGCATGGGGTGGAAAGATGCTGTGCAACAAGCACGGGAAGGTTCCGCCTAAACCAGAAAAGAAGAAATCTTGAGCAGTGCTAAATTGCTCAATGAAGCCCGTGATTTGATCGATCGTTCACGAGCTTCACTCGCATCACTCGAGACGAAACCAGAAAAAGAAATAACGAGAAAAGGAAAGCAAATGACAACTGCATCACCTCAGCAAGCAGCAGCTCTTTATACCGCAGGAAAGTCTGTGGTCGAGGTAGCTCAGGAACTTGGTATTACCTACGGCAAGGCTCGTAAGCTAATCCAGGATTCAGGTACCCCAATCCGTAATACCTCAGATCGTCTCAAGGGTAAGACCCGAAAGAACAAGTAGGTAGCACCTTGTTACGCAACCTTGTGTGGCCAGCCGTGGTTTCAGCTGCGGCGTCTGGTCTAGCGGTTCTTACCGCGCTCTTGGACCCTTCTAAAGGTACCGTTGTCCTAGCCTTAGGGCTAACAGCGGTAGCAATGGCATGCCTGTCCCAGAGGGCCTAGTGTCAGGACCACCTGCGGGTGGTTTACAAGATGCCTCCTCTGATGGTATAATAAACCCATCGGAACGAGAGGAGGTGGTGACGATGCCACTGTACGGAATAATACACGACAGCCCAATCATTACCACTGTCCAAAAGATGACCCGTCGTGGGGCCAAAAACGTTGCGGCAAGCGATTTCGTTGAGGAAACTCAATGGATCGACGACAAGTTGATAATGCCTTTCCTTACAAAGGTCGTAATGAAGATTCACGAGCTTGAGGAACAGGCCAAAAAGAAGTAGTAAAAATAAAGTGAGATAGGTGCCTTACGGTGCCTATCTTACTTTTATTGTGGTATAGTTACCCCAGTAAGTTCACATACGGAGAGACGGAGGTACGTCCCTATGACATCACTTTCTATCTCCAGCCCTGTGCAAGTGGTAGAGGACAGACTAAAATCTGAGAAGCTGCAGGGTCGCAAGAAGCTCAATGCGGTGGTTGCCTTGAGTTATCCCATCCCTAACCTAAGGAGGCGAACTAGCGTTGCAACATCTCACAATACGTGGAATAGCAATGACGTCCGTAGCCTATATTACGGCACTTACAATCGGTATCTTTGCGGTGACGACACTCTCGTCAAATGCGGCTACCTACATAGAAAGACCAGTACCAGCTCATAAACATGAGCTATCACAAATGACAAACCCTCTTGAAAAACTAGAGGGTGCTAGGAAGCTTAGCCAGGAGCAGCTCGTTGAGTTGCTGCGGGCAGTAGGCTTCAAGGGCCAAGCCCTAAAGACAGCATGGGCAGTTGCCATGCGGGAGAGTAATGGTCGACCTGTAGCTCACAACGACAACGTGAACACAGGCGATAACTCATACGGTATCTTCCAGGTCAACATGATTGGAAGCCTTGGTGCGGATCGTCGTGAGAAGTATGGCCTTACGGCTAATACAGATCTGTTTGATCCAGTGACCAATGCTAAGATCGCATTCCACATGACAAAGGGTGGAACTGACTGGAGTAGCTGGGGACTAGGTCCTAATGCCTACGATGGCACTGCGGCTGAGCCTTCAATTACCAGGTGGCTACCACATTTCCCTAAGTCATAATTCCCTGATAGGAATAATATACAACCATGACCGAAGAAAACATTCAACCAGATAGCCCTGCGGACGAGGCACCTCTATTCGTAGAGCCTGTCATTGAACCTGCGGCTATCGAACCAGCACCTATTGAGGTTATTGAACCTACGCCTGAGCCTATGCCAGAGCCTGTAGTAGTTCCTGAACCTGAACCTGAACCAGCACCTAAGCCTGTTGTAGTACAACCTTCAAAGGCTAGTAAGAAGCATAACGTTGTAGTCAGTGGCGATGATAAGGATACTGTTATCCTTGCTAACTGCGTTTACAAAAACGTATATGCACGCAAGTCGCTGACAGTACATCATGTCCAACGTCGTCTAAACGAGCTAGGCTACACAGAAGCCAACGCTGACAAGGATGGTTGGTTTGGAGATCTTACTAAGTCAGCAACTAGTAAGTTCCAAAAGGACAAAGGATTACCAGCAACTGGGCTGATGGACGCTGACACGTTCTCCAAGCTCTTCCAAGGAGATCCACACGTAGAGGTTGTCCTCTAACTAAAAGTCAAAGGTAGAAGCTAGCATCTAACAAGGTGCTAGCTTTTATCATTTTATGTAGGTAGTAGATAATAGCAAATACCAAGGCAATGCCATGTCTTCCTTCAAAAATTTTATGAAATTGCTTTGCAAATGCACATGGAAAAAAATTCTGCAAAATTTTTATAAAAGTAAAAACTTTCCAAAAATAGTTGGAGACACTTTGGAAAGTCTCTAAAACTATACGCTACGCTTTCTCACGCCCAAGGCACCTAGCCTTAAGGTACTGCTTCTGCATTTTTGTACACAAGTCATCAAGCGCCTTTTTAATGTACTATTTGTACATGGGCAAAAGCATGGCCGAGCTCGTCGCAGAGTTAACGCTTGACGAGCGCGAGGCATTATTAAACGGACTGGACCAGGAGGCGCTTCCTTGGGACTGGAGTTTTTGGGGTCGCCC